TAGTCAATCATATCAAGGGTACTATGTTAATGGTTGGAAGCGTTATGTCTATTAGTAAGTTTATTGAAGCTATAATAAGATCCGTAGCTTTTATAAAAGAGAGATATTTCCCTTCAGAAGCTGATGAGATGGCTAGATTATGGTATCAAAGAAATACAGAAAAGATAGATAGTATGATGAATATATATGTTTTAACTCAATCTGTTTCTCAAATTGATGTCGAAGATGATGAAACTCTTTGTTCTTTGGTTGCTCAAATAGCTCCATTCTGTAGTGAGTTTATTATAAATCTTTCAAGATTATCAACTAAGGATAGTAATTGTAAATTATTAATCAAATATGCTGAAAAATTGATTGAATTAGCAACTTATTTGAAGACTTCTTTACCATCTAAGAATAGACCTGTTCCAGTCATGTTTACCTTCCAAGGAGCATCTCAAATAGGGAAAACCTATTTGGTATCAAACATCTTACCAAATATACTAGGTGCTGCGTTAGGCCGATTGGAACCAATGTCTATTTATGAGAAGAATTCAAATTCAAAATTTTATGATAAATACAACTATCAGGATATATTATTATTGAATGATTTAGGGTCTGTTGCTGATCAATCTGATCTGAATGATATATTATTAGTAATGGGAAATCAGCCCTACGCATTGAATATGGCTGCTTTAGCAGACAAGGGAACAATGTTTAGATCACCTTTTGCTTTTGTCACAACCAATTCTCCTGTAATAGCTGCAAATAAAGTTTTGAATAATCCGGAAGCTGCTAGAAATCGATTATATAAGAATTCTTATCAGGTTACACTGAATCCTAAATATTCTAAAAATGGTCAAATAGATTCTAAGAAAATTAATGCTAATAATCCAACCCCCGATGAGATTTGGACTTTTACTAGGTTTACTGTAACTGACGGTGGAGATTTTAAATTAGGATCACCAAGACCACTTAAGAAAATAATACTGGACATGGTTAAGCAATACAGAGAGAATAAGATCAACGTTTCTCCAATGGTGGCAGGAAAAGGGTTAAATTTATCAGAATTTGATGATATCTATGATCATGTAGATGATTCTGATGATGATGATGATGATAAGATATCTGCTACTAAAAATGCTTGGGCCAATCCCCCGAACATTGCACCCCTTACATCTGTTCCACCCCCTAGACCTCCAACCACACCAATTGATGAAATAGATAATTCTTTCGATTTATCTTTGAAACTTCAGACAGGAGGTTTACTTAGTGGACACCCACCCGTCCCTAAGAAGAAAGTTGTCAAATATTTTGAACAATCTAAGGAATTCATTGAAAAACTTTATGATAGATGGAGTAAGGACGAAACAGGAGTTTCTTTCGATAAGGAAGATACTCGATCACCTGATAGTCCAGCTCACACTTACATGGGTTTTTCAAGAGTAAGATGTTCAATGATGATAAACCAGTTACTTAATTGGCCTTGTCCTGATGATGTGTTGGCAAAATTCAAACCTAAATTTTACAAAGATATTTCAGTTAAATTTGGATCATTCCCGTCTGAAGCACATATTCTATATGATTGGCAAGATTCCTGGGTCAAATCCCTTGAACCAGAAGATTATAGGAAAATGGCTTCAAAAGGTTATTCTAAAAAATTTGGAACCCATTCATTAGGTAGTGTTGGAAAATCTATTTTAGGAGTTTACCAAGCTGTTGATAGTTTCTTAGAAAAAGTTTGGAATTTTGGTCAAGGTAAGGGTGGTTTTATAATTGATTCTTTACTTAAGTTTTTCAGGGCTCAAATACTTATAATGGGTTTCTTAGTAACAGTTGATGCAGCAAAATATGCATATGGTTCTTATAGTAGAGTATTTAACAAAGAATTTAAACTATTTAATTTTTATTATTCTAAAATAGGTGGAAGATACTATGAAAAAGCAAGTAAGGACGAGAATTTAGGAATAGGAGAGAGAGCTATATCAAATGTTTTTAGTTCATATTATAATCCTAGTGATCAACAAACTTCAAATTTCTATGGAGTTACAGCAACTGATGCAACTCCACGTAAGCGAGTCCCACGTAAATTAGTTATTAAGAAAACACAACCAGAGCAAGGTGCTAAAACTATTGATATGTCAGATATAATGAAAGAGAATATAGCAATTCTAACCAATGTAACATCAGGTGGTTCCCAACATGCTATTATGGTTGGAAGAGATGTTTTTGTAACAAACACTCACTTCTTTTATAAGGTAAAGGATGGTGATGCATGTCGTTTAACTTTCCCCCATTTAAAGAATATAATTATTAATTTCAATATAGACTTTAAAAATCATTTAAATTTTGAGTTCGAAACAAACGATAGAGGAACAGTTGAGCAAGATGTGTCTTTTTACAGAATTGGATATGATTGTAGATCTTTTAAGGACATATCAAATCATTTTGTGAAAGAAGAGGATGTTGAGAAAGCTAATAACTGTAATGGATATAGATTAGAAATAGACCCCATAAAATTGGTATCCACTAATTGGAGGATCCAAGATGCTAAGGTAACTTTAGGAAATGATAGAGGAACCCTACTATACACAGATATAGTAATGGGAAACATTCCAGGAGATTTTGGAATGTGTGGACTACCTTTTGTTGCTACCAATACTAGTTATTTTGGAAACACCGGTAAGATTATAGCAATTCATGGTTTTGGATCTCCTATAAGTAGTGGAGGGCCATTTGTTACAAAGGAAATGGTTACTAAAGCATTGGAAGAGCTTCCTTCTCCTAGTAGGGCTCCTCCAACTGTTGAGAATAATGTAAGTTCCTTCGTACATCATGGGCCTAACGATATGGAAGTTGAGTTAGAAAATATCTTCAGGAAACCAACAAATGCACAACCTGAACGTATGGAAGTGGACAAACCTGAACCTTTCACCTCAGATCATATGGAAATTGATGCAACAGCTCCTAAATTTATGCCAACTGATTTGGAGGCTCATATTGATTACGCTTATTACACTGACGTAGGAAAAGCTAAAGATAGTGAGATAATGTTCCAAGTTAGTAAAACAGCTTACAGGAAAACTCCAATGTATGGATTATTTCCAGTAACTCATGAGCATTCAGTAGCTTCTGCATATGATAAAAGATTATCACCTGAAGTGGCCTATTCGTTTGATCACAATCTAATGTCAAAAACTAATAGTCCTGGAATTACTATTGAAAGTTTTCCATCAACTCATAAAATACTTATTCGTAATAGATTATTAGAGATTTGGAAAGACAAAAGGGTTTTAGTTCCAGGACGGGTTTTAACGATAGATCAAGCAGTAAATGGAATAAATTTTGGTGAGAATGAGATTTGGACACGGGATTTAGGATTAGTCATGAATAAATCAGCTGGTCCTGTTTATAATAAAATAGGAAAACATAAATATCCACATTTTACATTTGTTGAATATCCAGATGGTTCTAGAGATTACACCCCTAAAGATTATTTATTAGAAAGGATTAATAGTAGGATAGACATGGCAAAAGATTTTAGAGTTCCTAGTGATAGTTTGTGTGGTGATTCAATTAAAGATGAATTACGTAAATTAGATAAGGTTAAATCTGGAGCATCTAGATTAGTTAATTTTTTCCAATTAGATTTTATGATTGTTTTTGGTATGTATTTTGGTGCATTTAGGGCCATGTTTTCCGATCCTCAGAATGTGGGTACAAGATTATTTTCAGCTTTAGGTGTTGACCCAAGAACAATATTCCCTGTTATAGGAAGAGATTTAAGAGATTCAAGACATCTTTTTGGTATTGATTATACAGCTTATGATTCTTCCATACCTGGAGGTTTACATGAATTTATGGTTAGTGTAATAAATGCATGGTATTTATCACATGGGGACTCAGAGATTAACTGCAGGATAAGAGAAGTTTTGTGGTGGGAATGTGTTCATACAAAGCATGTTTATAAGGATATGGTTTATACAGATCATCATGGTTTACCATCCGGAGTCCCCTGTGGTTTCACTACCATTAGCAATATTTTAATAAATACAATATTAGTTTCCATCACCCTTTTAAGATTAGATATACCATTAGGTTTCTTTGGTACCACTATTCAAGCATTATTTATGGGTGATGATAATTTGATTTGGGTTAGGGAGGATGCCCCTAAAGTAAATGAACTTACAGATAAGTTCAGTCGTATAGCAGTTGCAAGAACTGCTTTATCATTCGGAATGAAAGCTACCATGCCAGATAAGTCAACTGATTTAACACCATATGACTCATTCCAAGATATAACATTTTTGAAATCTCACTTTAGAGATACAATAATCCCTGGTTATTATTTACCCGCCATGGATAAGGCTACTATTTATAGTATGCTTACATATTACAAACCAAAGGGTAATGCAATTGATGTTAACCAATTAATAGTTAACATATCACAGGCACTGGATTTCGCAGTTCCATGGGGAGATTCATTTTATGATGAGCTCATGGCGGCATTAAAAGAAGACGAGCAACTGGCCAGTATACTGTCACAGGATCAGAGGGATGAACTTTTCATACCTTTAATCGTGCGCTTCTATAGGGTTTTCCAATAGGGGCAATAGAATTTAATTTTGTTTTATTCGGCTAAAT